TTGAACAAATCAAAAGTATCGAAGCTGAGCGAAGACGACTTGTTGACGAAACCCTGCGGGGAGACGCTGGAATGGATTCGCCAGAAGCAACGGAAGTTCCTGCAAGGGGACGACGAGGCTGGGGCGGAGTTGCTGGCGGAGCCGGGCATCTTGATGTCCACAATTTTATACATTATCACGAAGACGAAGACCAGACAGTTACTGATTCCGAATATAGCCCAAACCCTCCTCCTACAAGCGGTTGAGACGCAACGGCAGGCAAGGAAGCCGATTCGTATTATCATCTTAAAAGCGCGCCAGGAGGGCATGTCTACCGGGATAGCCGGATGGATGTTCCTCAATTCTATCTGCCAGAGAAATGTTTCGGTTGGTGTGGTGGCTGATCTTGATGAGAATGCGGCGCTACTGTTTGAAAAGTATCGAATTTTTGATGAAGAATTGCCGGATGGTATTTGTCCTTCGAAGCGGTACAATGTGCGCGGGAAACGTCTGGTGTATGAGAACGCGGACAAACCGGCCGCTACTGATAGTTTGCGCTCCCGAATTGATGTAATAGTGGCGTCGGATGCCAGTACCGATCAAGCTGGCCGGACGGGGCGATCGAGAACATACAATTATTTGCATCTCTCTGAGACGGCATTTTGGGCAAACGCGGCGGCGACAGTGCAAAGTTTGTTTCAAACGGTGCCTGATGACCCGAATACGGCTATTTTCAATGAGTCAACGGGGAAGGGCTACGGCGACCACTTTCATCAAGAATGGGAGAGAGCTTGCAAGAAGCAATCTGATTTTTTGCCTTTATTCCTTCCATGGTTTATTCATCATGAGTATACTAAGCCTTTCGATTCTGCGCAAGAGCGCAAAAGATTCGAGGGTACGCTTGGCGAATCTGAGCAGGCGGAATATAGTGATGAACTTTCTCTGTTAGAATCGTATGAGCTCACTTTTGAGCAACTCAACTGGCGTAGGTGGCAGATTAGAAATAAGTGCAATGGACGGGTAGCGACTTTTCGACAGGAATATCCGAGCACGCCTGAAGAAGCCTTCCAGGTTGGTGGGCATCCAGTCATCTCGCCAACGAAGTTATCGGTGTATCTGAAAGAGTGCTGTCCGCCTATCATGCGCGGTGATTGGCAGCGCGATGCAACGGGCAATGTGATTTTTAATGAGGATGCAAATGGACTTGTGACAGTATGGCAGCCTCCGCAGCCGGGTTGTGAGTATGTTATTGGTTCAGACCACGCTGAAGGATTGGATAGCGGTGATTTTAACGTGGCGGTGGTAATGGAGCGACTGACGCAAGCGGTGGTTGCTCGGTTGCGGGGGTATGACGGAAGACGTGTTACTCCTGATGACTTTGCCGATCACTTAGCAATGCTTGGTGAGTGGTATAATGAGGCGTGGATTAATCCGGAGAACAATCTTGATGGCGGGACGGTGTCTCGACGACTGGAAAACGAGCTGCATTATCGTCGTCTGCTTGATGAAATTATCTTGGAGGTCAGCCAAACGAAGCGTGTTGGTTGGCGCAATAATACGGCGACGCGAAAGCGTGTGGTGAATTTAGTCGTCGATTTTTTTGAGAAGGAAAATGGGGAGGTTCCAGATCGGAAACTGATAGAGGAAGGACTATCGTTTGTATGGGTGAACGGCAAACCGCAGGCACGAAGGAAATTTGAGAAGAGGATGCCGGGCGAGCCGGAACTTGGCTTTTATGATGATTGTCTTTTCGCCCTTGGTGGTGCGTTATTGGGTCATCAATATCTACCTGCGCCGATGCCACGGCGATATGTTCTTAAGCAACAGGAACAGGAATATGTTGACCCTGAGATTGCAGAGATTGAAGACCGAAACCGGTCGTGGCTCAAGTATATTTGAATCAAAAAGGAGAGCATTCATGTCGGAAGATAAGAAAGAAACAATTTTGTCGAAAGATGAGAAGACTTTTGCTGTATATCTTGAACAGCAAAAGGACAAAGCTGCCGCAGCGGTTGAGGCGTCGCCGGAGTGGGCAGTGTTGCAGTTTGCTAACAATCAGTTTGATGAGTATTTGCTTGCTTGTTCCCGGTCGCATGGCATTATTGAGGGCCAAGTGCGATGGGACGCGCAGGCGGAGGATATCATGATTGAAGGCTCGAAAGTGGTGAGATTGAGGGAGAAGGAAGAATCCGATGCTGTTGAACAACCAAAAGAGAATCAGCCAGTTGGATAAGAGCAGTGATGAGGAAACGATTGTCAAAATCGTCAAGGCTCTGATAAAAGAATCTCAAGATGCGATGGAGGAATGGCTTCAGCGCACGAAGACTGCCTATCAATTCTATATGGGGAATCAGTGGTTGGATGAATCCGGTGATATAGATGAGAAGGTGCCTTCTTATCGCTTCCGTACAACGCGGGATTTGATTTTCCAGACGGTTGAGACGTTGCGGCCTTTAATGACTGACAGTCGCCCGCGTATTATTATCTCTGCTGATTATCCGCGAGTGGACGCTGACCCGGCGAACCTTTTGACTGAGATTTTGACGGCGGAGCATGAACGGCGGGTGGAGGATACTCAACTGTCGTTGGTGTTAGCGGATGCGTTAATCTGCGGAAAGGGATACAAGAAGTTCACCTGGGATGCGGAGAAGGATAAAAGCGTCTCAACGATTATTCCTCCCTGGTGTTTGCTGGTGGACCCTTATGGTACATTGCCGGATTTCAGCGACCACAAATACGTCATCCACCAAAAAGAAATGGATGCCGAGGACGTGGTCCGTAAGTATGGCGTGTCGTTTGATGATATCATCGAAGAGAAGGACGCTGAGGTAACATCGGAAGGTCTGTTTTCTCAGATTCGGCGGTTTTTTTCAGGGCGTCATCAAGTGGCGCAGGTTGATTACGTCCGGCCGAGAGTGACGGTGAATGAGGTGTGGTATTTTGCCCAACTGCCCATCGACCTTGAATCGGGGGATAAACCATCTAAGACAGTAAAATATCCATATGGACGGGTGATTGCGACTTGTGGAAAGAAGTTACTCCATCTTGACGAGAATCCGTATTGGCATGGGAGAGTGCCTCTCGTGGCATTTCATGATTATCTGTTGGCTAATGATTTTCTCGGTTTTGGCGAGGTGCATCACTTACGGGATGCTCAGGTGGCAATCAATATTTTGATTAGCCAAATTATTATGAATGCTATTTTGATGTCAAATGCTCAATGGATTTACGAGAAGGGGGCGGTGCCGCGGGATTGGCTGACGAATGAGCCGGGTTTGAATATCGCTGTTGAACGCGGAATGTTGGAACGTATCCGGAAGGAGCCGGGGGTGTCGATGCCGCCGTATGTGCATCAGATGGCTCTTGATATTGAAAGGCATGCGGAACGTATTTCGTCGGTGAGTGAGGTTTCGCAGGGACGACAGCCGGGGAGTTCGGCAAGTGGCGTGGCTATTGCGGGGCTTCAGCAGGCGGCGTTGGGAAGGACGAGACACAAGACGCGGCTAATGGAAGAGAGTTATCGCCAATGCGGTCGGATTGAGGTATCAAATCTCCAACAATATGCCGGTTTTTATGACCCACGGCAGACAAATGATTATGAGTTAGGCGAGTGGATGATGTGGGAGGAGCGGATGCGGAATCTGATGTATGATATTGAGATTGAGAGCATGGCGGAACTACCTCATAATTTAGAAGGGAAATTAGCTTTTGCCTTTAATATGCTCGATCGAGGTGTGTTTGATATTATTGAATTTCTGGAATTTACTAACTTGCCAATTAGCGACCGATTACGTGAGCAGCATGAAATGATGGCACAGCAGGTGCCGATGCAACCGGGACAGCAGCAGGCAACAACGCAGGAGGATTTGATGGGGTTGAATCGGTTGGGGCAAGGCGTATCCGAAGGGACGCAGGCGGTGGCGTGATGTCGGCCGGTGTAGCGGTATCGAACTTCCCTTATAATAAAGCTATATCATAAAGTTTCAATTGCCCGGTTGCCGCCAGGCAATTGATAGTCATCCCGGCAAGGATGACAGTATTTAACTAACGAGGTAATTATATCATGAATGACGAACAAATTCAAGACCAGGGCCCCGACGTCGATGAAACGGCGACCGACCCGGACGAAGCTGCCGTGGGTGTTCCGGCAGCGGGTGACGAGGCAGCGGCCGCGACGGGGGGTACAGTTGCAATAGAACCTAGTGCGCCTGATTCGACGGAGGATGGCGACGTGGGTGCCGACCCGTTAAAGGATCTGTTGGAGCGTGACGAGTACATTCCTAAAAGGGATTATGTACACGCTGCACGCAAAATAACACAGCAAGGACAGGAGTTAAGCTCCAGGGATGAAGAACTGCAACGCGCGAATGACCGCATTGCAGTGTTGGAACAACAAATTACTGCTAGACAACAGACACCAGCGCAACAGAATCAGCCGGGATTTGGGTTCGGACAGCAGGGCGCGCCGGCGGCGTCAGCATCTATTAGCAGTGATCCAACCGTTACAGAGCTTAAACAACAGGTGTCCTTGTTGACTGATGCGTTTTTGGAACTTAACGACCAGCAGGGTCAGGTGACTGAGCGACAGGTTATCGCTCAGAGGTATGGCGTCAATGACGCTAGGGTTCTCGACCGCTATGAAGAGTTGAAAAGCGAAGGAAAAGACTTTGAAGCGCATGATTTATTGCGTGATGCTAAGGAGATTGCGACGAAGACAACCACTACGGCACGGAAGCGGCGACAACAGGCACAGACGCAGGTGATGGATGGTAGCGCAGCCGCTACGTCAATTACTAATCCTTCAGCACCGCCTGTGGATGCACGCGCCCAGTCAAAAGATCCTGTGGATAGGAAGTTAAGTCGAAGAGACAGGTTAAGAAAAAATGCAGGTTTAGATTAGCTATGGAGAGGTGCGGACTGGCAACTGCGCTTCTCCCTTCCCTACGAGGAAGATTGCCAGATAGCGCCATTTGCCATAGAGGAGTTGTAAAAAATGGCGTTGTTAGACGAACTGACGGCAACGACATTGGACGCCTACACTGATTTGAACAAAGAGATTTTGGCGACCGATGATGCCAGTTGCCGGATGTTCCTAGAAGAAGCAAGACGCGACAAACGGGCGGGAAACAATATCACCGCGCCGATTAGATACAAGCGTCTCAACGGAGGATGGTATACGGGCTATGATCAATTTAATGTAGCTCACGTACAAACCCACGATTCCGTGACGATTCCCTGGCGTAATGTCTATGTGAATTTGACCATAGATGAAGATACGTTGTTGGAAAACTGCGGTATGAATCTCCAGGATTTGCTTAAAATAAAGCGATTACGAGATATACCGGCGCTGCAACGTGAAACCATTGTGAACATCATCGGCGACCAGATGGACGCCGCTATTGAGGATATAAAGAATCTCATAGCTGATGGTATTTATAGTAACGGCAGCGCAAGTGACGGCAAGCAGCTTGATGGGCTTGAGCTCATCATAGACAATAACACTTCCAGCTACGGTGGAAAGGCTTATACCGACTTTGGGCAGTTCGACAAGGAAGGCGTAATTTCTGGAAGTTTAGATTATATTTGGGCTTCTAAGAAGTCCAGTAATAGTGGTACTAATAGACCACTCGATTTGTATCTCCTTGGTCAGTGTATTGCTGACACGAGACACGGCGGGAAGAAAGCTACTTGGGCATTTCTTGATAAAGATCTTTACGATGCGCTTCAGTTGTTGCTTGAGGGTCAGAAGATCTATGAGGATGCACAAGTAGCGGAGATAGGTTTTGAGCATATTAAGTGGAATGGCATAACGTTCATCGAAGATGAAAAGGTGCCATTAAACAAGATCTATTTCATCAACAAACGTCATTGCTGGATGCAAATTCACCCGAACCTGGAATTTGTTTTCAGTGGATGGAAGGAACCAACTAATCAAGCAGCAATGACAGGTCAACTTAAAGCTAAGTTGAATCTGGTCAGCGATGACAGAGCTGCGCAATGCGTGCTTGATGACGTATCACCATAAGGAGGGGATGGAAAATGTTGGAATTAACACCGCAGGATATTAACGAGGAAAGTTCGTCCCCAAAGGTTCGCGCTGGCTCTTATGGGCGTGATTGGTTGGGACGAGTATGGGTTTATCTGCAAGCGTCAACGGCGTTAGATCAAGGGCATGCAGTAGAGCCCGCAAGTTACGCAATTACTAGTGGTCTCGTGGAAACGGCGGCGGCGGCTGATACGCGCCGGGTACATGACACTGGCGTATTTACCACAACGAAGTTGGTTGACATGATGCCTGATACGGAAAATGGGCATACTTATAAGTTATGGGTAAATGCTGGCGCATCTCAAGGCCAAGGTGGCCCGATTTACAATCGCGTCGATGATGATTACGTTGACGTTTACTGGATTAATTCTGATGATGGCAAGATTGCCACGGCATTGACGACCGCATCTACATTTGTGGTTTATTCTTTGACCAGGGTGAAGGGAGTGGCATCGCAAGCAGCTTCGCGTATTGTCGCCTATGTGCAACGCCAAGCGGGGATTACTGATGAGTATTGGTTCTGGGGATTATCGAAAGGTGAAGGCGTAGCGAAACTTGATGCCAGCGCTCAAAATGCGGTTGGTGGAAGTGTCGTCGTGGCCGCCGCGGTTGCTGGTTTAGTTGAAGGTGTTGACACTACGACACATGGTGAGTCTCATGTATTTTATGCCGGTGGAATGGCTATTATGGATCAAGATGCTGATGGCTTAGTGCCAATTATCGCGGACTGTTTAACTATTGCTAGTATCCAAGTACCGGCTAACTTAAACGCTGCCTACCCCGCTCTCCGGTAGGCCAACCGGGGTGGTTTTGTGCCACCCCTAATTTTTTTTATGTTAAAAACAAGTGATGATTCTAATAAGATAGAAAATGTACTAATGATTGTAATTGATTGTCTACGCGCTGACCATTTGCGTTGCTATGGTTATCCCATACAGACGGCAGCATCAATTGATGCTTGGGCTGATGTGGGCAATCAATTTATGTTCGCTTCTGGTTGTACGCGGACGATGTACGCGATGGCAAATTTATTAACTGGGCGAAGATATTCTTCTATGTCAGAGAAGCATACTTATTTATCCGAGGGTAATGGTTTGCTCTGGCAAGCATTGGAAAGCAAGGATTGTTTTTGTTATTCGCCCAATGCTATTGTAAACGGCATTCTCCTGCCTTCGGGTTGGGAGGTGCCGGGCGAAGAATCAAAAGATTGGTTAGCCAAGGATTTGACTGATAGAGCTATCAGTCGAATTGAAAAGCAAAATGGTTGGTTTGGTCTCCTCTGGTATGGTGATGTACATGCTTATCAAACCTTTTTCCCTGTGCAGAGAGAGTTCCATTTGGAGTTGAAGGGCAATATTCCCAAGAATACGGAGTGGGGTGGAAGGTGTCTATCGTATTTGTACGATATGGCGATTACTCATGTTGATTTGGAGTTGAGGCGGTTGTGGAAGATGGTTAATACGACCAATACGGCGATAATTATTACAGCGGATCATGGAGAGAGATTGTTCCCTGAATTTTCTCATTTAGGAGCGCCGACGCCTGAGTTACAGAGAGTTCCTTTGATAATCATATTACCCGGCCAGAAGCCAATGAATAGGCTTTGGATGGAGCCGGTATCGTGGTTGGATTTAGCTCCGACTATCGCGAGTATGTTTGATTTACCGATTCTTCCCGAATGGGAGGGTCGGGATTTATTTCAATTGATGACAGAGAGTAAAAACACGCCGGAGGTGTTGGAAAAACTGAAGGCGTTGGGATATGTATCTTAAAGGCCGATAGTGGCGCGCTCTCTTCACGTAGCATTTCAAGTCAACAGGGCAACCTGTATGGCGATGGATAGGAGGATGGAGAAATGCCAGCAGTAAAACACGATTCTACCGGGTTGTGGCGGAATCATGAGAAGTTTGGACAGAGAAGTATTAGTTTAAGACATGCGCTATTGGGGGCACGTCTTGATGATAATGATGATTTAGAGATTTACAGAGGGGTTGGGCAGAACGCCAAGGGTTTAAAGATTAACCAGGCGGATACTACCAATAATCCCAGGGGTTTGGAGGTTGTTAATGCCGGTACTGGGAATGGGGTTTTTATTGACCAAAACGGGAACGGGATTTCACTGAATATTGATAGTGAGGCAACGACGAGCTATATTATCAATATTAATGGGACAACACTGACAACTGGTAGAGGAATAGATTTAAGTGATCTGGATGCGCTAACGACCGGGAAAGGTATTTATGTTAAATCCAATTCTACGAGTGACGGTTCGCGCAATTTAGTTCAGGTTCATAACAATAACATTTTAGCGACGGGCACGACTCTACTAACACTCACGCAAGACAGTATAGGACGCGCAATAGTTTCGTCATCCAGTCAAGAAGGTAGTTCTTTGGAAGATAGAGAACTCTCACTTTGTGCGTTTGTTTGTAACCGGACTGAGACCAGGACGAGTGGGACAACGGAGGATGATTATGATGTCATGGCGTTATCGCGTACCAATGTGATGAATGGTGCGGGTGGGACATTAACCGCTGAAGGAAGTATTCTCAAACTGAATATCACAAGTACAGAGACGGCAGGAACTCTAACCGATACCACACACGGTATTGAGATTACTAATGGGACCGCATCGGGCGGCAATCCAATAAATATTATCAATAGTGGTACTTCACAAGCTATTTTTATCAATCACGATACGATTACTGAACCGGCGATAAAAATTGATGCTGATGCCAGCCATGCTACTAATAAGGTAATTGGCATGACAATTGACGTGGATAACGGCGGTGCCGGCGATCAAGTTGCTATTGATATTGACCAAGTGGACGAATCTAAAAGTTACTTTGCCAGGTTCAATGCGACAACTGCTTGGACGAGCACAAAGAACCCCGAAACCAATGCCGAAGATGGCTGGATAAAAATAATGGTTGGCTCAACGGCTTATTTTATTCCTTATTATGCTGCATCGTAAATGGCAACTATGAATATTCCACGCTTCCCCGAAAATACAAAGATAGATAATACCATTCAGGAATTAATTCGGATTCTATCGTTTCATCGAGTATATGCTCCACCACAGAATGGTGAAGGTGAAATATATGAATGGCGCATATACCTCGATGATTATGGCGTTTGGCATTTATACTTACGACTGGAGGGTGGCTGGCAAGAGATTATCTCATCTGCCGCAGCATCCGAAGGGGCGAGTGTTTCTAATCGGAACAGTTTTTGGGTAGTAAATGTTCTTGAACAAGGCGCTGTTGCTGATGGTGTGACAGATACTTTGGCGGCATTCGTCCAAAGTGTCTCTCTATTATCAGCAGGGGGTATTTTGTTTATTCCTGTTGGAGATTATTTCTTATCTGATTCGATAACCCTAAAGGCCGACACGGGTAACATTATTATTCAAGGTGCGGGACATGAGAGCCGGCTACTTATTTCAAGTAATAAGGCATTATTCAATATTACTAATAAGAGCAATATAAACATCCGGGATTTATATTTATATGGGAACGGTTCAGGAGGAGACAATCACGGTTTGCGTTTCACTAATTGCACTAATTGCAAAATTGAAAATTGCAAAATTGAAAATTTTGGGGCAGCGGGGATTTATTTAGTCACTTCTGATAATAATACTATCAGACAGAATCAGATTACTACTTGTGAATACGGTATTCGCGTACATGGCAATCAAAATATTATAAACGACAATAATACTGAAGGGAATAATAGCAATAACATAATAGAAGTTTCTGGCGACCAAACAAATTTAAAGAGGGGAAATATCGGTTGGCGTTCCAAAAGTTTGGAACATCCTTTATGGCAACCCAAGAAGGCTTGGGTTTCATTCACTTTTGATGGTGGTTACAAATCTTGGAATAACACTTATGGAGATGGAACGGACAACTTCAGAAACATTCTTTACAGTAATTATGCGCGCGGTACTTTTTATGTAAACACTCAATTTATAGGGAGTGCCGTAGAAATTGGCGGTGGAAATTACGCTGATTGGGATGATATATACGAGGTTTATGAGTACGGGAATGAAATCGGGAGTCATACCGTGCTCCATCCGCATTTGAACGCCTTAGCGCGCGATGTCACTGGAATAGCTCCCTTCAAAATGCCGGGGTATTTAGGGAATACACCACTCGGCAAAACAGCAGGGAGAATGTGTGCATTTAGATTAGACCCGGCATATCCGCCTACCTCTGAATCAGAAGCAGAATTAGAGAAGATAGTTGTATGGCTGAAGGCGACTGGGACGTTATCGGGTAATCTCCATGCGGAGTTATGGAGTGATTCTGGCGGCCCAAACGCACAAGTTGGCACAGATAGCGACTCAGTTGATTCTGCTACCCTCCATGATGATTACCCCGGATATATTAAAGGTGAGTTTACATTTTCCACGTCCATCGCGCGGAGTTATGGTAGTATTTACTGGATTGTCCTTGATACTGGCGGGGTAACGGGGGCGGCAACGCTCTATTTAGCTTGTCAGGCTTCCCAAGCAACGCATTATCCCTCCTATTTTTATACAACGATTGACGGTGGCGCGAATTGGACACCCAGTAATACATCCGCTATTTATACAGCTTATGATGTCTCCTCAGTACGTGAAGAGTATGTTGATTCTAAAGAACTGATTACCACCCAAATCCAGCAAAATGTTGATGCAAATTATCAGTGTCGGGCATTTGCACACACTTTTGGTGATGACTTCGTGAACGAAGAGGCTTTATTGGGTATAATGTCCTATTATGAAAGTGCGCGATTGGCGACCACAGTGGAACAAGCTCAATGGGGAATGAATGATTTACACCAATTGAACCCCTATTTACTAAATTCATTTGGTTTAGATGTAATGTTGAATCTTCCTGGGGAAAACGTGCAGAGGTCATTAGTGCAGATGCTTCTTGAGCACGCAAAAGCGCAAGGGCTGTGGATGACTTTCTTTATACACGGGTGGGAAGTTGAAGAATCGGATATTATTGACAAATTTACTTACGCTGTAGAGGAATGTGCTAATGATAGTGATGTTTGGATTTGCACTATCTCTGAGGGGATTGATATGTTTAATCGGGTACGAAACATGCCGGGCGTCGGATTACATGATAGCCTTCAGTTAGATTCTGAGGGACGTTTAAGGCGGGTGCCTCGGGTAACTTTACATCGCCCTCATTTGCGCGAAATGCGTGGTACTCTTATCGGAGAACCGGTATATGAAACCCATTTTGTTGAACCTGCGGCGGCTTTGGCGGCTACGCAATTCGCGCAACATTACTGGACGGGTGGGGGTGTCGGCACGCAGGCAATAACAAATGATGTCCGTGGAGTGATGCGTTTAACGACAACGGTGGCGGATAACAGCGATTCAACTTTAATTTATAGTCTTGGCTCTTTTAGTTCCGATTTACAAACAGTAATCGAAGGGTTTCTGCTTTTGGATGATAAGACGACAGCAAGATTTGACTTTGGTTATTATACCGACGCTAATAATTATCTGCTCTTTCGTTTTGATACTGATGTTCATGCTGATGAGATTTACTTAGTAGGTAACAATGCCGGAGCCGGTGCTGTCAGTCAAAGTACGAATTTCGAGTTATCCGAAAATACTTGGTATCATTTTCGGATAGATTTAACTGACCGTTTAAATCCTCAGTTTTACATTAATGGTGAGTGTGTGACTTATTTAGCTCACATTACTTTTGATGGTACTTATGCCCCCGGGCAGACCATTTACCCTTATATTTTAGTACAATCAAGAGCTGCCGGGGCGGTGCGAAATTTAGATATAGACCAGATAAAGATATGGATAAACAATTAAGGATTGGGGCATTAAAATTAGGTGGCATTGGAGATATGTGTGATTTCGCTGTGCTGCATTGTCATCTGCGTTTTAGACACGCCTGTTGCATGGCATCCGGCGACAATTTCCGCGTGCCTCAATCGGCCGGTGATGGTTATC